GCATGTGATAGACCACATCATCCCTTTATCATCCGCCCAATCAGTATGAATGTCGAGACAAGGTCGGTGTCCCTGCGTGACAGATACCTTAGTCTGCTCCATCGCAGCCTTACTTGAAGCCTTTGGGTTAGATGAGTTACGGTTCTGAACATAATGTACGTACTCGATACCGTCTAAGATAACAGGATCAAGGAAGTCGTGAACAACAAACCCAAAATCCCTAAGCCGCAGATTGTCATAGCTAAGAGTACCGTCCAGAATTGGATTGGCATTAACATGTCGCTTAATACGTTCTTCATGATTCCCCACAGTGAAGTGCATCTCAGGTTTATACTGCTTCTTCTTCTGTTCTTTACATTGAAGGTTGTGTAGATGGACAGGTTTAAGCATATCAGCCATTGCTTTCACACCGGCTTTGATATCCTCAACATACCTTGCCCCCTCTGCCTTCTTGGTTCCACGGTCATAGCTGCTGAGTGAGTGCATGTCCCACCAGTCACCAATGACAATGATCTTATCCGGCTGATGCCGTACGATGTAATTGCCTATGCAGGGTAGATGGTCAAGACATGACCCCGGTTTAACCTGCATATCAAAGATCACAAGATGGTCAGTCATCTGGTAAACCCCCTTCAATGAAAATTGGAGTGATGTTTTGTTTTAGAAAGTACTCTCTGGTGGCTTGCATACCTTCTTCGATACTAAGCCAATCCCATCGACCTATCATCCCCCATCCTAGGGCAGAGAAGATAACCTCACCTGCTTCTCCAAGAGGTTCAGATATATTTACAACGATGGCGTTCATATTTAAAACTCCTTTGGTATGAACCTGATTGCACCAATTTGTCCATTGAGATAGACACGTTCTTCTCCTTCTCGTCTGGTAAGCACGTCTTTCTTATGCTGTAGGTTGGCTTCACCATATACAAGACCGCCTCTTGTATGGTAGTTCTTCAATATTCTGAACTCAAACTTATCCTTACCGTATTTCTTAATGTCAGCATTGACATGGGTGGAAGAGGAAGTGTACGTCTCCCAGTTAGATGACCCTACTTTCTTCTTCTTACTCCACCTATGATACTGCTTCTTGCCTATGTACTTCTTACCTGTGACAAGGTTTGTTATCTCATAGACAAAACCAAAGTACTTATCTGGATTAGGTTTGCGTCCTACCCAGTGGTGTTCAGGTTGCTTCTGGGACATCAGGTTCTCTCTCCACCTTGACCAAGAAACGAGGACCGTTGCTGTAGATGAACGTTCGTATACCTGCACCATCATTGGCATGGGACCAACAGTGGTGTTTAAATGCACAGTAACTACACTGTGTGTCTAGTTTAAGATTGCCGCTCTTACCATCAGCCACTGGTTTGAAGCAGCGTTCCGGTGGTGTGTCCTGCTCAACCATCTCCTTGACATGACGGATACGTTCGTCTGCGTTTTTGTTCATGTCAATGAGGTCAGGTTCGTATACAGTAAGTTCACCACTCTCTTTGTTCATGGCAAGGAAAGCTGCCTTGTCCCACTGACCAGCCTGTTTGTATGAACTGATCTGGCCGATGTAACCAAAGGCATCATCCTCTGGCAGAGTACCATCCTTGAACTTCTTGAAAGAGAACTTGCTGGCCGACTTAACATCAACCAAGACGCCATCAATAACACAGTCGATGTGACCTTTGACACCCTCAAGTTCTACCTCCTTCTGGCTGTCACTTACATCATGTCCTGCTGCTTTGGCAAGGAACAACACAAGTGCTTCGATGATGTCACCATACAGGAACTTGATACGGGTGGCTGGTCGCAGTTCTTCTTTCGGCGCACCGTTAACCTCGTACCATAGTTGCCTGTCTGGTTTACCCACGTTAGACATACGGACAGTGTTTCTGTCATGACGCTCCTCTTTAAGAAGTTGACGGCGAAGCGCCCACTCCACATCAGATACAAAGTTGTGGATTGCCACGTCATCTATACGGTCAACTCCTTCATCAACCATGTTCATGATGTCTTCAACAAGAGTTTCAAACTTCGCCGTCATATCAACTACTCCTTATTCGTCAGAGAAAAGTGCATCGATGTCGTCATCCATGTCACTGACCGGGGCAGCAACAGAGTCAGCAAAGTCAGGGTCAATGTCCTGTTCATACTTGGCCAACTCAGTAACTTGGATAACCTTTGCCGAAGCAGAGACACCCTTCTTACCTTTGAAGGACCACTCATAGGCACCGATCTTGATTCGTGCTTTGGTACCGTTGCCGATAACCTTTGGATCAACAACCTCAACACCCTGCTTGAACAGAACCTTGAACGGGTATGCCGACTTGGCAGTGAGGAACTCACCACGATCCGGCTTGTCACTGTCCTCATCAACACTGTCGCTTCGTACGTTCAGACCAAGACCCTGCAGTCCTTTGACTGCATCCTTAGTAAGCTGACCAAGATCAACCTGATACTTACCCGACATCTCATTCTTCTTTGTCAGGTTAGGCCAGAACAACGTAGCTTCAATGATGATGTTCTCGTTATCTTGCTTAGACATAGTGAATATACTCCTTGTTTTTCACTGTAGTAATTATATTGTACACTCTGCTGCACAGTGTGTCAATGGGTTTCTGTCCAGTTATTTCCTATTCTGTATTCTCCGTCAAGTGGACACTTCATCTTAAAGTATACACCTGCATTGATGATACTGTCAACAACAATCTTACCTACTTCATCAGCCTGATCCTTTCGTACTTCAATCTGAAACTCATCATGAACAATGGCCACCATCTTGGCGTCAAGTTTTCTCTTTGCAACTTCAACATGCCAATCGATCATGGCCTTTTTCATAACACACGACTCAGCCCCTTGGAGGTAACAAGACAGGGCAAAGTGTTCACTCTTAATCTCAATCTTTCTGCCGTCCAGACCAACTAAACGTCCAGACTTAGCTGCCTTTGCTGCTCGTTCTTTGAGTCTGGCAAGGGCAGGGATACTTTCAAGAAACTGTGTCTTGACTCGTCTTCCGAATACACTGTCACCTCCACAGATAAGCCCAACCTTTTCATCTCCGGCTCCAAGCAACCAAGCGTAGATGAAAGTCTTTGCAACACTTCGTTTACTCCACTGTCCATGTTCTTCATCCCATTCTCCTTTGTCTATTCCCATGGCTTCAAGGTTCTTAGTGTGTATGTCACCATCAACGACTTCTCTGGTGTAGTCAGGGTCATCCATGTAGTGCGCCAGAACTCTGAGTTGGATACCAGAAGCGTCAACACCCAGAAGAGTATGAGTATCAGGGTTACCGACTGTATAACAAGAGCGACACTCTTCTCCATAGGGAGAGTCTGCGCCCGGTATGTTCGCCATATTAGGGCTGTTGTGAGACATGCGATGAGTAACAGCACCAATGGAAAATACTGAGCCATGTACTCTGTCATCTGATCCAAGAGCATCTAACCATCCTTCCACTTCCTTGTATCTGGCAACAAGCATTGCATACCTGCCAAGTTTCTTAAGACCCTGCGGTGCATCATCGCTGATGGTTGCAAGGTTCTCATCACATATCTGCCACATATACTGTTGGCGTTTGTCAAACTCTTCCTGTGTTATTTCCTTGGCATGTAGCTTGTCGTTAAGTTTACGATACCCCTTTGTCCTGATGGTTGGTGACCAGTATGGATTAAGACGTTCCACCTTCTGCTTGGGACTGTTAAGGTCTAACTCAGTCCATTCAATAGCGGAGAAGGGACCGACACAATCTTTCCAGTTACCGCCAAGTGGTTTTTTCAGACCCACACTGGACAGCAAACCATCCTTCTTGTACTTGGGAGTACGCTCATCAACAAACTTAGGAATGGCTGGCAACTCAGACAGAATCTCAGATGCAAGTTTGTTAGACTCATTACCGAACATGGCGAAAAGCTGATGAGCCTTCCTCACATCAAGAGCGAAGCCGGTCTGACACATCTCATCAACAAGGTACTGAGACAGGTGTTCAATCTGACTGGCGTGTTCGCTTCCGTACTTTCCGCCCTCTGACTTTAGATAACAGGCTACCTTGTAGGTTAACTCAACGTCATTGATACAGTACTCAAGCATCTCCTCACTATACTCAGAGAAGTCTTTGAAGGGTAGCTTTGGGAAGTTGAGGATGGTACCCCAATTGTCTAGGCTGTGTCCACCTTGTCTGGTATACATCTGTAACCGTGACACAAGGAGAGTATCAGTAACTCTGTTGGGTTTGATCTTCATGTTAAGTATCTTCTTCAATACCCTCATGTCATACCCAAGAAAGTTATGACCAATCCAATGATGAACATTATCTTCAGCCCACTGAGGGAACTCACCGATAGTGTCAGGTGTCCATTGGAATAACTCACCTGTCTCGTAGTCTTTGCAGACGATACACCAGATACGTGACACAGTAGACAGCAACCCATCAGCTTCAAGGTCACAGACTACTGTACGTTTTGTCATTTTACATGCTCCACTATTACATCTGTTGTATGCCACTTATAACATAGTAAACAATCTTTGCATTTTTGTCCAGTACAATTTGCCTCACCCTTATACTTATCAGTGACATTGTTGAACACCCTGTCAAAGAAACGAGGCGGTGTCTCCATTACCTTGTCAATCTGTGGGTTGGAGAAGATCAGGATCATGTTGTCAGGCATCGGCCACCGCTTGCAGTACTGACTTATGATGTCACGGCGCTTAGTCCATAACGCAAAGGTTGTATGAGGGTTATGTTCTGCAATCTTAACGTAGTTCCTGAAGTGGGTGGCATTGATTAGTTCACCATGACTATCGAACCTAAAGTATTTGTCAAGTATGGTGGGTAACTCATCAGTCTTAAGCACACGACTACTTAGTAGATCAGAGTTACGTTGCAGTGCAGGTGCAGTATTCTTACGATAAGTGGTAAGCATAGACATAGAGTAACACTCGCCGCAGATCGTATCAGTCTTGTTCATCTTTTGACAGAAAGGGTTGGTGACAGTGTTGACACTGATACTTCTGAACCCTTCCAGTTTACCGCTCATCTTGCTGATATGTACAGGTGACTTAACCATGGTTCTTTCTCCATTCATGATCGATCAGGATACGTTGAGGGTTACAGTTGGTATGTTTACGTGGTTTACCCAGCTTTGGTGTGACACTGCCCATCAGATGTTTACTTCCTCTGAACCCACTGATGACAGAAGCAACGAAGTGATCCTGTTGTACATCAAGGATGTAGTACCAACGTGGGCCACCATGTTTCATCATCTTAACAATCCTGTCTCCCTTCCTAACTTCAGTGCCAAACGCATCAACAACTCTGCCGTTGTGTCTCCATCGGTATAGGTGTCTACCTCCGACGTGGACATATTCACCATTAACTTCTTTAGCTTGAAGTGCTGGCATCATTCATCTCCTTCATCATATACTTCAGTCAGGCGTCCGGTGAACTCATCGTAATGTACCTTGGATGTGGGTCCAGTCTTACCACTGAAGCGGTTCTTTAGCACACGGATGAGTGTTGTGTTCCGTTCAATCTCACACTCTGCTTGTCCGTTACGTTCCAGTCCAAGGACGATGTTAGATAGCTGGCCAATTCCTGCCGTTCCTCGTAAATCTGCGAGGCTAGTCGTTGCACCTTCTTCATGGGGCTTCCCTGCCTGTCGCTTGGAATGACAGACTGTAAGTAGGCATATATCAAGTTCGATTGCAAGTGCTTTGAGTTTGTGTGCGATCTCATCAAGCATCTTCCTTTCATCACCGGGGTTGTCAGAGACCATGAAAGAGATATGGTCAAGCACAATCAGCTTACAGTCAAGACCTCTGGCAAAGAATGTGATCTTGTCACCAAGATATTCGATGCTGTTGTCCCGCCAACTGTCGCTGAGTGTATGCACCCTGTCCGTACCCCATGTCTTCATGTATGCATCACGTAGTTCCTCGTTGGTGTAGTGGGTATCAGGGAGGTGGAATGGTTTGTTACCTTGAATAGATGCCAGACCCATAGCTGTCTCGTACGATGACTCCTCAAGGTAGAGGGTGCCAATGTTCTCCTCAGTGGTGGTCATGGCAAAGTGTGTGATCTCGCGTAGGAAGGATGACTTACCCATACCTGAACCACCTGTGATGACAACCATCTCACCGGGACGCATGCCGTATGTCTTTTTATTCAACTCATCCCATGGGTACTGGAACATTGCCTCACGCCGTGGTTGTTGTGCAATCTCCCACATGGTATCGAAGCCAGAAAGGATGTCATCAGGCTTGTATGTCTCAGCCGCCCACCATGCTGCTGTGTACTGCGACTCCATCCCTTTCATCAGGTAGTCGTTGACATCATACCCCGGTTTGAACTTGACGATCTTGGCTTTTTTGGGGAAGAGTGAGGCCACTGCCTTTGCTGCCTTCTGTCCTGCATCATCTTGGTCAAAGGCAATGACGATAGACTCAAAGCTATTCAGATACTCGAACGATTTTTTACAGTTCTTGTATGCCTCACTGCTTGACTTGACACCGACAACAGGAAACTTGGAACCGTTCAACTGGTACCCTGCCATGGTATCACACTCACCCTCACACAGAGTAATAATCTTACCACCTGAGTTGAACTTGTCCTGTCCAAACAGCACACCGGCCTTTGGGTTGCCGACTTGAGGGAAGGTCTTGTCAGCAACAACACGTTTTTTCCATGCCACCAATTCACCATCAGCATTCATGTACGGATACCAATGTTCAGTGATGACACCATTCTCAAGTAACAGGCGTACACCATACTGACGCACAGTTTCTTTGCTGATGTTCCTGTCTTTGATAGGACCAACAACAGTACCATCTGGATCAGGTAACTTACTCTCCTTCAGAGGCACAACATTATCTTCTGCTTGCATAGGTTTACTTTCTTTCCATATTCTGTTCTCACAACTGAAACAAAAGAAGTGATCCTCCCATTCACCATTACAATCACTGCCGCCACACTTCTCACACGGCACATGACGAAGGAACTTAGGTTCACTCATTTCTTTTTCCATCATCAATACCATACCCTTCCCAGTCTTCATCGTTACTAACCCAACTTTGGTAGCTTTCATCTTTACACTTACCGCACGGTTCAAACTTACCAGTGCGAGGGTCTTTCATAATCTCATGTGGCTCAAGGATAACGTCACAGATATAACATCGCATTTTATTTCTCCAAAAAGACAGAGGACTTACACCGACATGGATGCCTCTGTTAGTTAAGTTAGAAAGGGAAGTCGTCGAAGTCGTCTCCTTCAGAATCATAACGACCATCAACCCAACCTTCCTCGTACCCGTTATACTCATCACTAAAATCAGGATACGGGTTGTCATAGGAAAGGTCATTGATACCATCACGGTACCCAACGTCATAAGCCATGTCACCATACACCGGGCGAGAGGACAGGGTATCTTTCTCTTTGTCCATATGTTCAAGGACAACCTCATACCGACAGCACCGTCCCTTGGAATTGTTGTAGTCAACAGGGATAGACACCACATCAGCAGGGTTGATCTTGATAATCATCGTATGCCCATTATGACCCCATGCACTGTTAAGATATTCGATAGAGCAAAAGTGTAACCCGGCAGAGCAGGTCTGATTAGGATCATCCATCACCTGATTACGTTCCATCTCACAGACAGACCCAATAGAGTTATCAAAGGTGCCGCTGTACTTATCCTTGTAGTTATGGTCAACGTTTTTGTATGCAAGGAAGTGACCATCAGTTGTAATAGGTAGGTTGTTACACTCAAGGAAGCGGTACAGTTCATTGATGGCCCTGCTGCTGGGGTTCTGCATCAGGTTCTCAAGGAACTTCAGCATCGGGTTAACATCATACCCCTCACGTACCATGGACAGAATACGCTTAGTCAATGAGTTGTCCAGTTGTTTGTCATTCCAGTAGACAACTCCATTCAAGACATAGACCTGCCCTTGACCAAAGTCATTGATAGTCTGGGCAGCATCAGCAGCTTTCACAGCCATCTCATAGTCACCTGCCTTCAGATACTGGACAATAGTGGCATAGCTGATGTGATCTTTTGGAACAACCAGAGTCTTACCGTCAGTGATGATGGTGATCTGGGACGAAGTCACAAGGTAGTTACTAATCATAGTGAGATTCCTTTCTCGTTTACATAATGGACCATCTTAATGTACTTACCTACATCATCGTACGATGGAGTAGATCGATCAGACAACATAGGATACTCTTTAGTTATCTTCTTAGTCAGTGTATCTCCGTATATACTTAATCTATTTCTCCTGTCTTTTACACCTACGATGTTTACTGCATAGTTAATGATGTCTTTCTTATTGATATCTTTGATACCATAAAATACATCACGTTTATCAAGACATACTTTATAGTAACCTGTCTTGATCCCTTTGTCAACAGGTATCTTCAACTCAGTCATAACATGGTCAACCTGTTGCGCTAATGTGTACTTGACAAGTGAACCTTTATACTCAGATACCATCTCATCTACCAACTTGAAAGCATCTTCATAGCTGATATAATTAGGATGATCCTTCAGTTTGTTCTTGACATTGGCAGGACACCCATAAACAACAGTGTCATGTGGTATAAGGTTGTACCTTTTCCATATCTTGATAGTCTCTTGGATGGTGCTGTTAGATGTCCATCTGAACCCATCCTCAAAGTCAGGCTCATTAGATTTAAGGTTGACATAGATGCCGGTGTTAGCGTCAAGGTCAAGGTCACCGGGGTATTCATCCCAATAGTCCTTGGCAGTATAGTACGCCTTCATGTTCAAGACCTTAACCTTGGCCAACTTTTTACGCTGAGATGGTGGCACATAGGTACGTTGTGCTTTGATATCAGGTACATCTTGATCGAAGTCAATGATGCTGTCTTCACCAAGTCCGACATTAGTCTTGATCCAATCAAGTGCAACCTGACGTTTATTATCAGGGTACTCAATCAACCTGCAATCTACATTGCCGTAGTTGTTCTTGACATATTCCAACAGACGAGAGGGTTTACGTACAGCTTTATAGTGAACAATAAACCAGACAGTAAGATTACTGGTGTAAGACAGACGTATCTTACCCTTGTCATACTTAGTTTGGTACGCATCAGACAGGCTCATTGTCTTACGGCTAAACTTATATGATGATACGATGTAATAGTTAAGGTCATCATCAAAGTCTACACTGATAACAGTGTTAACTTCGCTACCTTTCCACTTCAACTTAACACCTGACAGATGAACCAAGGTGTTGCCGTTGACAAAAGCCATAGCTTCCCATGGTGTAGTCAATGTGTCTATCTGCTGTTGTGCACTGACCTTGAACTCCTCAATAATATCCTCACACTTCTGCCTGATAACTTTGATTGTACGAGGGGAGTACAGGATATCTTCACGAGACAGAGGCAGATCAACTGCACCAATTGGCAGAGTGATGTCAAGATTAGACCTGAGTAGTTTACCAACAGGATCAGAGTACCCATCCCTGATCTTCTCATCGTCAACAGGGTACCATAGATTACCCATGATAATTCTACTTTGCGTTGAGTACTCATAGTCTTTCTTTTTACGTAGACTCCACCCATTTCCGGATGTAATATACTCAGGCTCAAGCCAATCAACTTCAACGTTTGTCTCAGGTTTAGGGTTGAAGTACTTGAGAGCGCTGACAAATTTGTCCTTCATCTTGTTAAAGTCAGACCGTTCAACAGGTACCCTGATCTCAAGTCCGTTAGGCTCATCAGTCTTGACAGGGGCAGTCAACTCAACAAACTGAGCCGCACCCTTCTCATCCTTGTACGCGCTAAACGTGTACTTAATTCCATCAAACCTGTCGATGATGGTGTACTGATCTGACATGGTGAACGGTACTTTCATACCGATACCAAACCCGCCGACTGATGTGTTGTCCTTGTCCTTGGTACTGGCACCGATACCGGCAGCATACTTGACAAGATCATCCCTGCTCAGACCAATGCCGTTGTCAATGACAGCAAACCATGGTTCAAGATCAGTAGGCAGATGGACTGTGAAGTTTGGATCAACCTCACTTGCGTTCTGACATATCTCCCTGACAGTGGCAGAAATAGGGTCTTTGTACACACCGTCAAGTATCAGTGACATAAACTTCTGACTGTCACTGACAACAAACTCATGTGTCTGTTGCAGACCCATAGACAGAACATCATTTACAACTTCATCAGGTAGAACTCTCATTAATACCACTCCTTCACCAATCTGACACGCTGTTCAACGCAGTCATGGATCACTTCACGTTTAACTCCACGTCCGATATAAGCACCCTTTTCATAACACGGTGGTACTTCTTTACTGAACGTGAACTTAGGTTGGGTTGTGGATGCACGGTACACCTCACACATCCTGACCCAGTTGTTGCGTCGTGGTTTAGAGTACCCCTTTTCCCAGTTGGTTAAGGTCAGTATAGAAACACCCATCATTCTGGCAGCATCAATACGGCTGATGCCAAGACTGATACGTATTTGGGCAAGGTTGTTGCCACGAGGTGAGGTGATATCCGGGCCAAACGTCTTGGTCTCTACGATTTTTCCATCAAAAGGCATTGGTCTTACTCCTGTTCTGGTAGGTTGGTTGGAATGTATAGGTGGCAGTACCCGTTGTCCTTACGAGGATCAGCGCTGAGTATTGCATGGTCGGCATAGTCAGGGTTGTTTTGATACTTCTGGTGCCTGTCACAGTGACTGCTGAACATACACTCACTGATCGGACACACAAACATCTGGTTCATGGCAGCATATCCTCACTGAGATTATCCACATCAGCCTCATCGATCCAGTCATCTGCAAATTGCTTTGCATAATGGTGAGGACTGCTGACAAGACTGTCTTCTGCACGGTCGTATGCAAATTCATAAAGCACATCCCATGCGTATCGTTTCTCTATTTCATTTGCGTATTTCATTTGAATACTCCTAGTTTATACAACTGTTCCTCATGATAACGATAGCCTGTGTTGTAGTCCTCAAGACTATCGCACAAATCAGTACGCCAGCCCCCTGCATTGCCGTTGCAACACATATGGTAGAACGGTCGGCTTTGGTAACACCCTACAGGATACTTACCGTCAAAGAAACGACGAAGGCTACAATGCCACCAATACCACAGACGGTATTTAATCTTGTACATCGTCAGATGATACAGCTTTTTCATAGGAACCACTCCGGTTTAGTTGAAGGTAAAGTCCATTTACATATGTCACGTTTGGCATTACGGTAGTAGTCACGATATGCTGTGACAGGATCAGGATGTTTGTACTCATCAGGCATTGCTAACTTGACACGTGTACCACCCACATCTGAGATAAGTTTAGGCGGCACCATCAGTGTGTGTAGTAGTTCATCACGCTCAAGTTTATGTGTCTTGTAGTACCGCTCAGTGTACTCGTCGCAACAGTAAGACAACAGAGACCACACGTACATGTAGTTGTTGACACACTCACGCACCCAGACAGCAGACGGATGATTGATATGCGTAGGTTTATACAGTCCGTCAGGCACATTATCACCGTCAATAACATGGTGCGCCGTACTCAATAGTTGACCGTATTCCAGTATCATTTTGACTACATGCTTATCGCAATGATACTTGGCACACAACGCAGGGTCATGGTCCAGATAAAATATATTCATTCCCATTCATCCTTCTCAAAGATATCTGTCCACCCCATCACTGATGCGATAAGGTACACCACCGCCAAACACACAACATATCCGACTATGATTTCAAACATGACGTTGATCCCACAGACTACGGATGTCTCGTGTTGCTGCCCGGTAGACTGACCATTGACGGGTATCCTGTGCAATCCGTGCCGTCCGACACAGACTACGCAATTGTCCTCGTACACTGATATCAGCATAGAGGGTGTGTTTAGGTATGATAAACATTACTTATCCTCCTCATGTAAACGTTCCCATAACTGACGCAACGTGACGGTCTCTCCTGTGTCCTCGTTAGTCAGTTCAATATCTTCACAGTCCTCGCACCATTCAAACCAGTCACCGCCAAGCACCATAATCTTGGTACCATCAGGGTATCGCTCAGTCGGTTTAGGTCTGCGTGTATCACAGAATCCACAGTGATTAGCCATTACCTATTCTCCCATTTACGTGCGATGAAATCAGCGTATTCAATAGCGGCATAGGGATTATCGAACCCTGCTATGATACACCGCACAGTTGGTTTACGATAACACACGTAGTATGGAAAGGTATCAGGTGTTTCTATGACAAGCGAATCACCCTCAACAACATACGCCCTACCGTTTTGATAGTAGGGATTATCCATATACTTTCTCCCTGTTTTCAACAAACACAGTGAACCGTTCAGTACGACCATCCAACCACACAGTCGGATTAATACCGGCATTACGCAACGACTCCGCAAACAGACGCGCCTCACCACGATCAGCGAACACGTATTCAGTACCAGAGCCACCCATCATGACATCAGTCACTTTGAATTGCATCATTACACTTTCTCCTATTGACAAACATACTCTTGTGAACCTGCGAAGGCACAGTTAATTATCTCAGGTCAACGGACGGGACTTTTGCACCCAACTGACGCTTCATAAAGTCAAGCATTTCTTTGGCGTCATTGTTCAAAGCAGTCCGCTTGGAGTATTTATTCAGGACACGCGCCAAATCCTTGGCAATGTCTTCCGTCCCGAACTCTAAAGCATCTTCCTCTTGACGAGCCACACCTACCCAATAGTTTTCAAGTGATGCAGCAACAGTGTTTGCACGATCATCACGTTTGTTCTCAACGTCACGCACAAACTTTTTGTCCTCGTTGGAATACACTTGGTCGGAATACATCTCGACCCACTGACGGTACTTATGCGCACCGACACCTGCGTCAAGAAGCCAAGACAAAACTTGATTGATCTTGCCGTGGTCGCCGTGTTGCTCATAGTGATTCAGCGCGTACAGAGACGCATCCCACAAGTCTTTTTTGCCGTTCTTTAGACGCTTCACACCT